GGAGAAAGGGTCATTCTGAGAATGAAGATTCCGACGTTACTAACTGAGTGTTGTATCTAATCGTGGGGGCAGGTCACCCGTCTGGGGCAGGGCTTCGCTCACCCTAAAAACTCCTTGCCTTGTTATTCAACTGAAGGGTATGCTTTAAAAGCACCAGCAAAATCTGGTGCCAGGATTGGCGTCCTGAATGACTGTATGGCGACACATGACGCGCCAAGCGTCTTTTTTTGTGCCGTTGATCCGTCTCACCTATTTTCACGCGTTGTGGTTCAAAACCGCTCTGCTAGCAAAATTATGGTGGGCTGGGTGGGGGCGGAGAAATCCGCGCCGGAGTCCATACAGTCCGGTTACGCCAACCCTGCTCAGTCCACCACCAGTGAAATTGGCGTTTCCGGTGGTGGTTATCTAGACCACTGTATGGAGGCTGCCACATGGCTACTACCCCAACCCAAAAACTGCCCAAATTCACCTGGCTTTTCCTCGGTACGCCGAAAGGCCGGACCTGCACTCCCGTTGTTATCCGCATCGTTGCCGACAGTGAGCAAGAAGCCCGCGAGTTTTATTCCCGCTGGGATCTTATCTTTGCCGCCAAAATTCGCTCTGAATGTTCGCTTTATCAATACATCAGCGGCGCGTTTGAACTGGATGTTGCGAAATTGGGAGGTAGCCATGTTTAACCTCCAGACCCTGACAGCTAAAGCCCGCGAGCTGCGCGGCAACGTGGTAAAAGCCACTACTACGAAAGGTAGCCGCACCATGACCCCCGTTTACGAACGGGAAGAGCAGCGCAAACTGCGCGAACGCATCCAGCAGACCCAGCCGAACTGGGTTTTACTCTGGTGGGATATTGCGACCGTTACCGGCTGGCGTACCAGCGACGTGTGCAATTTCCGTTACTCCTGCATTAACTGGGAAACAGGCATTGCAACGATCATCGTAGCGAAGCAGACCAAAGCAGCAGAAGCCAGAGCGACCCGTAAGGGGATCGAGATTGTTCGCCAGCAGCGCAAGGACGCCGCCCGGCTTGCTGGAGATCACATTGCCTACATGCATTGGGATAGCGTGAGCTGCGACGAGCTGGCCGCCGGTATGACGGAGGAAGAACAGGCGATCGTGTTTGAGCTGGTGGCAAAGGCTGAGGTTAAGCATGATACCAAACAGCTGCCGCCGGGCATCATCAAACGACTGCGTGAACGCATGGAGCGCAATCTTATCGGTGACGACCTGGTATTTTCCCGCAGCCAGATTGAAAGTAACCGTTGCCAGTCTCTGGAAGGTAGCGTGAGCCGCCAGACAATCTGGAAGAAACTGCACAACGTAATGGTGTGGTTTACCCGCGTCGTAAACACGCGTCTGCGTCTGAGTGCCTACTCCAGCCGCAAAATTGCCGCCTTTAATCTCATGTCCGCCGGCGGCGAACAGGGCTTGCTGGTCGCCTCTGAAATGCTCGGGCACAGTAACCCGGCAATTACCCGAACTTACCTCCAGTTAGGCAGTAAGGCCTCCGCCATTCAATCCCGTCTGGCCATGGAGGTATCTGTATGAAAATGGTTATCCAATTTTGCCGTCTCGGCGCTTTTGTCGATCACGTATATGAGCAATTAAATAGTGCGCGATATTGTTTTGCCAGCCAGTCATTAAGGGACGGGGAGGGGAAATTATGACTCCTGTTTACGATCTGGTTCGCCGGGCCGACGGCAAAAACGTTTTCAGTTTCCCGGCCGGCGGTCGCTATCTGGTGGACACGTCAAATGGTCTTCAGTCGATGCGCCCCCTTATGGACGACGAGATCATTTTTACGGTGGAGAGTGCCGCGCGCTTTCTGAGGAAAATTGGTTATCAGGTAATCCCGCCAGCTGCGTGAGGTAAAAAAATATGACGATTAAAAATTCCGGCTTAGCTGCTGGTGGCCGCGCTCACCCTGAAATCAGGCCGGGCGATAAATGGAAGGACGGTCGGGGCAACATCGTAATTATCGAAAGTTACCGATTCGACAGAGTGACATATTGCCGCGAAGGGTACAGCTCACCGTGTTTTTGCACGCCAGAAAGACTGGTGCGGGAGTTTGAATTTGTTTCTTCCGCGCCGGGCACCGGTGGAAGAGATATCGATCGAATTATGCGGGTGCAGGGCATCGAACGAATTCGGGTTATGCGGGAAATCATCAGGGAGCGAGGGAACAGAAAATGAAGAATGCACCAAACCTTAAAAAGCAGCCGGCGGATCTCATGGAGGAGTCAATTATCTTTGCCGGCGCCGATGCATGGACGTTCGCCAAAGCATGGCAGGAAATGAACCCGATTGGTGACACCGTGCCGCCGGTCGTGCTGGATAAAAAGCAGCTGGCGGAGCTGGAGAATATCCGGATTGTGGATGATGGCCGGCTCTATGCCCGGGTTTGCCGTGGCGGGCATCTGACCGAACGACAGATAACCATTCTCGCGACAAAGCTGGCGGTGGCCGGCGTGGAGCGCGCGCAATTCTACTCTGAAGGTTATCAGCTTCTGGAGGACTGGACGCCACAGCTGCCGCGCCTCAAAGCCGATGCGGAAGCCGGCAAAAGCATGGTGATCGGTAAACCGCTGACGGATGTAAACCTCCGCGATCTGGCTGATAACGAAAAGGCGCTCATACTGGCCGCGCGTTACACCGGCATTGCGATCCATGAAAACAGCGAAGGCGTGTACGTCTACCGCGCCGGCATCTGGGAGAAAACGTCTCTGCTCGAGCTGAGCCGCGAAATGGTGGCTATCTACAACGAGAACAAAACCAACTTCAGCAAGCGCGCGATCAACAACGTTATAGACGCCCTGAAAATCGTTATCCCGGTAATGGGGGAGCCGCGGCGCAGCCTGATCCCCTTTGCAAACGGCGTCTACGATATGGAAACCGGCGTTTTCTCCGAACACAGCCAGGATAACTGGCTGACCAACCATAACGGCGTGACCTATACGCCGGCGGTGCCGGGCGAAAACCTCCGCGACCATGCGCCGAACTTCCATAAGTGGCTAAGTTACGCATCAGATAGAGACGCAATTAAGATGCAGCGTATCGCTGCGGCGCTCTTTATGGTTCTGGCGAACCGGTACGACTGGCAGCTGTTCCTCGAGATAACCGGGGAGGGTGGCAGCGGGAAAAGTGTCTTTACCCATATCGCCACGATGCTGGCCGGCGCGCATAACACTGCGAGCGGGAACATGGCGGCGCTCGACAGCGCACGCGGACGGGCGCAGTTCGTCGGTAAGAGCATGATAACGCTTCCTGATCAGCCCAAATATTCAGGTGAGGGCACCGGGATAAAGGCAATCACCGGCGGGGATGCGGTAGAGATCGACCCGAAACACGAGCATCAGTACACCGCCGTTCTGCGGGCGGTGGTTGTGGCCACGAACAACACGCCGATGATTTTCACCGAACGTGCCGGCGGCGTTTCCCGGCGCCGCGTAATTTTCCAGTTTAACCGGCGCGTCAGCGAAGAGGATAAGGATCCCGACCTGGCAGAGAAGATATCCACTGAAATTCCGGTGGTTGTTCGTCGGCTGCTGGCGAACTTTGCGGACCCGGAAAAAGCGCGGGCGCTGCTGCTGGAGCAAAGGAACAGCGAAGAAGCACTGGAGGTGAAGCAGAAAACGGATCCCTTGTACGCCTTCTGTGCGCATCTGGAGCGCCTGGCTGATTGCGTGGGAATGCTGGTGGGCAACCGTAACCCGCCTCATCGCCCCCGCATTTACCTCTATCACGCTTATCTGACGTTTCTTGAGGCTAACGGTTTCGAGAAGCCGCTGACGTTGAATAAATTCTCTGAGGGAATGGAAAGCGCCATGCGGGAGTTTAATCACGAGTACCGCAAAGAGAGAAAGACCCGCGGCGTGGTGACGAACGTCGAACTTTCAGAGAGTGCGGAGGACTGGCTGCCGCAGGCGCACCCGTTAGCTGAGGAAAAATGATGAATGTTTAGCTAAATATGGCGAAAGGTGTTCATAGTGTTCATTGATTGGGTAAAGTTCAATTAAATCAATAAGATTGACTATGAACACCTTTGTGTAAGGTATTCATAGGGTATTCATAGTGTTCATAGGTCACTTTAACTCTGTGCTCATAAAGTAAACAGGAATATGAACACCATGAACACTTGTAACCCCTGTATGTAGACCGGTGTTTATAGGTTAATTTATTGTTTTGTATGTAATTTATCGCCTTTATGAACACCATGAACACCTTGAGGGCAAATTCTTTAAAACGCATCCACTCTTTTCACGTTGTGGACCCCTGCTATTTCATTAATATCGTTTCATAAATCGCAACTTATGAATTTATTGTTGCGATTAATGGAACTTTAACGGTCGCTATAACAGGGGGCATTATGAGCAAGGTTAACGTTAAGCCCGTTCTGCTGAACGGGGAGCAGATTCAGGCTCTGAAAACCATCCAGGAGAGGGAGCGCCAGAAGTCGGGCATGGGGATCGCGCCGTCAATCCATGCTGTTGCGCGCAAGGTATTTGATGCAGGGCTATCAAAAATGGAGGCTGGCCAGTGAGCTACTCAATCAAAATAGGGAAACACAGCATCGAGCTGGCAGGTTATGCCGGTAAGGTTGTTGCGCCAAATACTCAGATGGCCGCTTTATTCCGTGGTATGGCGGGCGAACTCACCAGCCTGAGGACAACGGCGCAGCAGGCCGAAGCTGAGGCGGATTTGCTGGACGCGATCCGCAACGACCCTGATCTGAACGAACAGGCAAAAAACCGCAGGGCAGGTGAAGCCCGGAACCCGGACACGCTCAAAGACTTTACCCGCGGGGTGGCAGCCGTAAGCGAGCAGGCCGCAAACATTCTCGATTACCTGAAGAATAAGCTCGCACCGGTTAATCCCCTGGCATCTGATGATGTTCAGGGATTCATGCGTGACAGCGAAATGCGCCAGGCATTCGCAAGGCTGGATCGCCGCAGCCAGGAAAAAATGCTGCTGTCGATGCACAGTGGAAAGCATCAGGAGCTGGCGGACGCCTTACTAAGGGCGCATGCTGTGTGTTCGGGACTCGATACGGAACAGCTAAAACGTCTTGGCTTCTCCCGTATCGTATCGGAGAACGGGCAAGTGATTAGCGCGGTTGCCGAGCTGGTCGATGCGGTAAGGAAAGACGTCGCACAAATTACAGCTGTCCGAACCTGGTATAACAATCTCGTTTACGGGAAGAACGACGATCCATCAGGAGTTCTGCCCCGCATGACCGGCCTTGATCAGTTAAGCGAACATGTCAGCGCGATGCTTAAAGGCAGCCAGCGGCAGACACATTCAGAAGAGAAGCAGGCCGCCTGAGGGCGGCTTTTTTTTATGCCCGGAGGGAAACATCACGATGCTATTAAGTAAATCAGCCTACGCCAGGCATATGGGCGTTAGCCGGCAAACTGTTTACGGCTGGATAGCGCGAGGTGAAATTGTAATTTCAGGCGATAAAGTGGATGTTGACGCATCGCAGGCTAAACAAAATTCTGCTGATGCTGGCGAACACCAGACTGAAATGACGTGGGCGCAGGCCGCCGCGTGGGTATGGGGGCATGACGGCGGGAAAGAGCTGCCGGCTGATATTAATGCTGGCCAGCGAATAGAGGCAGCAGCCGCTGAGCTGGGTTTTGATGTTCAGCACGAGCCCGATGAACAATTGCTGATTCTCTTCCGGCCGGATGAAGAAACCCACAGCTTCTATGGCAAAGACCGTGCAGCAGGCGCTTTACGGTTTCTTCGTTCTGAGCTGGCTTACGTTGCCACAACGCACCCCGATACGCTGGATGACTGGAACAAAACTGCTTTAATGTCGCTCTGCCTGCTGGAGGGCGAAAAACTGTAAACCCCCAGCCCCTCAAACTTGACACTTTTTCGCGAGATACAGGGAAAAGTGTCAACCCAACCTAACGGATCCTGACGCCTACGAACAGCAGCTACAGCAGAAGTGTAAAGGGCTGGCGTTGAGATTTGTTGAGCCTTGGCTGTTAGCTTTTGTTAATCCTGATGCGAAGCAGGGCAGGTGTCAGCCTGTTATGGTTTGTTATGCCTTACTAGGGAAAACCAGGGGGAAAGTGTCAACCGCTACCGCTTCAGAAAACTTCAGGCATACGAACTCGTGAAGGGGAGGTGTCAAGCACTCCCCCTTTGCAACCATCCTCGAGCCTCTTTCAGATCGCTGTTCTGGTTTGCCCGGACGCTGGCGTTCAGATTGAGTTGTCAAAAGCTGTCACCCACCGGCAGCGCCAAAGGGGATTTTTCGCTAAACGCGATCTAAGTAACAGTTGGAACAAAAAGAAAATATCAATGATTTAAGGCGCCCAAGCATTCTTTTTTTGTTATGTATAATGCTGATTTAATTGGTTATTTTTATTGTTGCTGGTCTGGTTTAATGCTAGCTGTATTTGAGTGTTAATGTGACCGGTAGAACCCATTGCATTTGAATGCTGATGACCCTGGAGAGATCATTTTTTAGATGAGTATTTTTGAAAAATATGATGTGATTAAAAATAATTTTCTACACCTAGTTTATGATTTGACGTATGAAAATGAGTATGTTAACAAGATATATAAAATATCATCAATCCACCTAAGCTTCCGGTGATTTTAAAAACCTATTTTGCAATATTAAGAGGTGATAAATGTTCAATAAAATGGATGTAACAAAGCTAAGTCTCCCAAAAGTGAATATCGATGAAATGTTTAGGCGAATAAACTCAGGGAAAGCTATTATATTTACAGGGGCTGGTTTTTCGCGTAATGCTAAGAATATTGCAAATGTTGAACCGCCTCTTGCAAAAGCTTTGTCTAAAAAAATTGGCGCTCTTGCTGGGTTAGGTGATGATAATGAAGATTTAATGTTTACTTCTCATTTTTATCTAAAGCATGGAAGTAAAAATGAATTGCTTAAGTTGTTAAAAGACAACTTTGTTCTTCGCGAGGTAAGCGAGAGTCATCAGAAAATATGTTCATTACCTTGGAGAAGATTTTATACAACTAATTATGATAATTCTATTGAACTAGCTAGTCTCTTAGTAGGCAAGCGAATCGAGTCACTTGATATTGATGATTTGCCTAAAGATTACCTTTCTCAAGGTGATTTGTGTGTGCATCTTAATGGTGTCATAGATAAAGCAACAATCGCAGATCTTGATTCTAAAATAAAACTAACAAACTCATCTTATCTTTCTCCTCAATCATTTTTAAGCTCTCAATGGAATTATGTATTTAAAAGAGATCTTGAGACAGCTAGTGCAGTGATCTTTGTTGGTTATTCAATGTATGATATGGATGTGCAAAGATTGCTTTATCAGACCGATAGCCTTGTTGAAAAAACTTATTTTATTGTGCATGAAAATGCTAGTTTCCAAGAAACGTTCTTTTTAACTGACTTTGGTCATGTTTTAACAGTGGGTGTCGATGGATTTGCTAAGCTAATAACTGATATGCCTGTTCCTGAAAATCAGGATGCAAAAGATTTATCTTTAGATTGTTTTGAGCTTAAGGGGATTGATTATAATCACGATACTATTACAGATACAGAAATAAAAGATTTTTTACTTTTTGGTAAACATGATGATAATCAGATTAATACATCTGTGAGTAATGATTTTGTTGATAACTTTTTAATTAACAGAGAGCTTCTCAACGATACTATAAAATTAATTCATTCACGGAATAATGTACTTATCCATAGTGAGTTAGGAAATGGTAAAACAATATTTCTAAAAATGATCACGTATTTACTTTCTCGTGAGGGTTATAATGTATATACTTTCTGCGAAAGAAGTGAGTTCGATGACGAATTATCAGAGATTGATTGGATTGTAAAAAATAAAGATAATGTAATTATAGTCATTGAGGGTTATAACAAGGCTGAAAGACTGTTAAATCATATTAATATTAACTATCCTGATGATGTATGTGTCATAATCACAGATAGGAGTGCGGTAGCATTAAGAACTGCACATTTTATTAATTCATTAAATATTGAATTTTCTGAAATAAGTTTGGATCAATTGACTGAACAAGAAATTTCAGACTTTGTTGATTTAATTGAGAATCAAGGCCTTTGGTCTGAACTAACGTCTCTATCTAAAACTAATAAAGTAAAGAAAATTAGAGAGGATTATAATGGTCAGATTTCAGGAATATTATTGGGTTTGCTTAAAAGTCCGTCAATCCAAGAACGAATAAAGTCCTTAACGGATGAGTTGTTTAAATCTCAGGAATTTAAGGATACAGTCTTTGCAATCGCGCTATGTGATATAATTGATGTCCGTAAAACATCTTCAATCATTTCTGAAATCGCAGGTAATAATAGTATATATAAAATGAATCTTAGGTCCAGTGACCAGTTTAAGTCGCTGTATAGATTTACTGAGAATGGCACTGCAATTGAAACAAAATCCAGTTTGATGTCATTGGCAATTATTAATAATAGTTTTAATGAGAGTTATGTAAGACATAAGCTTTTATCAATTGTAGGTACTTTTAACGAACTCAGAAATGTAACTTATGATGCAAACAAAATTTTCAAGTCTTTGCTTAGATTTCATGTTTTAGAAATTTTGCTACCACAAAAGCAAAGAGCATTAGATAGTTATTATATGGAATTGAAAAGAGTATGTCCTTGGTTAACTGACTCTCCACACTATTGGGTTCAATATGCTATGTGTAGGTTGTCAATAGGAGATTTAGATTCAGCGCAGACCTACTTGAATGATGCTTATTCTTTAGCAAATTCCAAAGAAGATTATCATACTGAGAATATTGATACTCAGCAGGCTAGGCTTTTAATTATGAAATGCTTAAAAGAACATGATCCAGCTAAGTGCTTTGATACTTTCTTTGCGGCTCATAACATTTTAATAGGTTTACCTGATGATGGGTATAAATATAGGCAGATTATTCCCTATAAAGAAGTCTATGAATTAAAATATAAGGGTTTTAATAAAGGAAATAAGGTTCAGTTTGAGCATGCCTGTAAAGCTTTACTGTCCCAAGTAAGTGCTGTAGATTATCATCAAGATGATCTTACATTGATTAAAAGAGTATCTTTCATTAATCGTAGTAAGGTTATTTTAGAAGAAATTGTTCAAGATATTATTTCTAAAAGATAAATGTTAAAAAGCAGTGTTTTATAGCACTGCTTTAAATTTTATATATGGCAATAAAGCTAAAATAGATAAAATGCATCTAGTTCATGATGATTTATTTCGTTATCTTATTTTGAGCTCAACTTCTTAAGTCTTTACATTTACAAATTTGTAACAGTCTTGCCAGTCTCCATCTTTGCTCGATTCTTGTGCAATGCAATTACAAGATAGTTGAAATGGGGGTACTTTTGGGGGTATCACAATTTTTTAATAATAAAAAATGCAATATAATCAAATTGTTGTCACCTTAGGATTTGTTCCTATTATCGCACCATCTTTAAAAGTAGTCTTCCGACAATCAAATAAACAACATTTGTCCCTTGTGCATTAGCCATTCCTCTCCTCTGAAAGCCCTGGCAAACCATCACACATCTCCTGCAGCTCATTAAACATCCTTGCAACATGGAAGCCATCGCACACCGAATGATGCACCTGCACTGCGAGCGGCAGCAGCACTTTTCCATCCTGCTCGTAGTATTTTCCAAACGTGAACATAGGCGAAAAGAAGTTCTTCATGTGCGCAATGTTCATATTAAAGTTGGTAAACGTTACCCACGGAATAGACGACACGAAAAAGACATTTTCCCGGGACTCTTCCTTAGGCCAGTAGGAAAGGCTATTACCATAGCGGGCCGTATCTTCAGCATACGTGTTCTGGAAGTGATGCATATTGCCGTCATAGTGGCTCCACAGTGACGAAAAGGTCTCCGTTTCGGGGTGGAAAATGGTGTAGCTGGGATGAACTTCATTCCATATGACAAGCTCATTGTCCTTCATGGCCATACGGAACTCAGGATGCCGGTTCATGATGTTAGAAAGGAGAAAAATGATCGTCGGGTAAAACTTCCAGCCCACCGCTTTGATATGTTTTCGCAGCGCGGTAATGTCGATCAGAACGGTTTGGTTAATTGTGCATTCAGCAAATGACTGGAAGACTTCAAAATGCTCCTTTCTTGGCCAACGAGATAAATCAACAGGCGTATACTCCGGGGCTGTTTTTTTCATTGTTTAACCTTTGATTATCAACCGTCTACGTGATTTTTGGCCAGAAACAACCGGACAACCATTTCAACCGTATCTAATCTTCCTGTCAATCTCAGCCTGTGGCTTTCCGAACAGGTATCCCTGCACGAGATCGCAGCCAAGCGCCTGAAGCCGTTCAAGCTGCGCTTCGGTTTCAACACCCTCTGCAATGACCCGCATGTTGAGGCTCTTCGCCATGCCGGTAATCAATTTAACAATATTAAGGGCATCATCCTGCGTGGATATCGGATTCACAAAAGATTTATCTATTTTAATTTTATCAAAATTCAGTTCACTCAGTCGTGAGAGCGAGGAATATCCCGTTCCGAAATCATCGATGGAAATTTTGACACCCAGTGCCCGGAGCTTTTTGAGAATAGTGATCGGCATGTTGCTGTCACTGAAGAGCGAAGACTCTGTTACCTCTAGCTCAAGTCGGCTGGCCGGTAGCCCTGTCTCTTTCAGGATGGACTGCACCATCGCGGTAAACGATTTCGTGCCTAGCTGAACGGGGGAGACGTTCACCGAGATCCTGGCCGGCACCGCCCAGGACACCGCTTCCCGGCAGGCCATCTCAAGCACCGACTTGCCGATCTCATTGATCATCCCCGTTTTTTCAGCGACGGAAATAAAATAATCTGGCGCGAGTATCCCTTTCACCGGGTGTATCCAGCGAATAAGCGCTTCATAGCCGTAAATTTCATTGCTGAATGAATCGACAATAGGCTGGTAATAGACAACGAATTCATTGTGATCGATCGCCAGAGCCATATCATGTTCAAGGGTTCTGCTTTCCTGCAGTCTTTGCAGCATCCACTGACGGAAGACTTTGATCTGCTGCGAGCCTTCTTTTTTCGCTTCGTAAAGGGCCAGATCGGCAAATTTGTATAGATAATCAGAGCGTCGTTCATTATCTGATAAAACGATACCCACGCAGGGGCTTTGTTGAATAAATAAGATTTCGTGCGAACGACCCTGTAGCTGGCTGGATTTTCAGGCAATACGCACGCTTTCT